AGATGAAAGAGAAGAAAGTTTATATACTAAACAAATTGAAATTCTTACTAATAAAATAACACAACTAGAAACAAAGATTGAATTACTTATTGAAGAAAACATACAGCTAAGAGTTAAAGTTGTTAAGATGGAAGCACGATTGATAACAAGTGCAAAAAAAAAAGTAAATAGAAAAAAAGATGCGAGAGATTAAAGAAATACATATTCATTGTAGTGCTACAAGAAGCAATAGTATATCAGCAAGCACAATTAAAAGGTGGCATACATCAGAACCAAGAAATTGGAGTGATATTGGTTATCACTATGTAATTAATTCGGCTATAGAGTTTGGTAGACCAGTTCATAGAATACCAGCCTCAGCAAGAGGGCATAATTCTAATGCAATAGCAATTTGTTATGTAGGTGGTTTAAATGCTGTAACTGGTAAAGCTGAAGACACAAGAACACCAAGACAAAAAGAATTATTAATTAAGTTAATTAAACAACTTAAAGCAAAATATCCAAAAGCTACTATACACGGACATCGAGATTTATCACCAGACAAAAATAAAGATGGTAAAATTGATAAATGGGAATTTATGAAGCAATGTCCTTGCTTTGATGCTGAAGCTGAATACTTAGAGTTTCAGCCAAAAGGTTTTAAACCAAAAAGTGCAGCAGCACAAGAAGTAAAATCAAAAAAAGCAAAAAATAAAGTAGATGGAAAAAAATCAAACTAACTTAGAGGACTTAATTAAAAGAATGGAGAATTTACCAGTCCCAGAAAGAACTTGTAATATTGATGATGAAACTTGCGAAAGTTGTAGTGGATGAAGAAGCTAAAAGATACTAAAATAGGTTTATTATTAAAAGAGAAAGCACCTAAAATATTAGAGCTTATTGGGGATGTTCTACCTTCTAACGGTACTATGGGTATATTAAAGAATATTATTTCTAAAGACCCAGATTTAACACCAGAAGAAAAAGCAGAACTACATAATAGAGTTATAGAACTTTATAAGTTAGAAGTAGCAGATAGAGATTCAGCAAGAAAAAGAGAGATTGAAATTACTAAAGCTGGTGGTAATGACTGGATGATGAATGTAACAGGTGTTGTTGGTTTATCTTGTTTTATGTTTGTAGTTTACGCGGTTGTATATATACCAGATGTTTTACATAATGAATTATTTGTTCATTTAATGGGTATGGTAGAAGGTGTTGTTATTGGAAACATCTTTGCTTTTTACTATGGCACAAGCTCAAAAAAGTAGTAAATAATTTATTTTTATTATATTTAACAAAATTGTTAAATGAAATCACACAAAAAAAGGTGGAAAGATTCAGGTAATCCACGTTACCGCCTCAACACTGACGAAGCACAAATTATAAACGATTATAGAAGGTTAAAACAAGAAGCGAAAGCAGAAGGTTTAAACCCTAATGATATTCATAGTGGTTGGATAAAGAACAAAAAAGCCAGTTTATATTTTAAAAATCCAAATTTTAATAAAAACGATTTAAAAGGTTTTAAAGAAGAATTATTAAAAGACTTAAAAGAATACTCTCCAAACTTTCAAAAGGTTGTTAAACCTAAGGTAAATGATGGACATTGCCTTTTAATATCTCCAGCAGATATACATATTGGTAAATTATGCAAATCTTTTGTAAGTGGTGAAGAATACAACAAGCAAATAGCAGTACAAAGAACATTAGAAGCTATTGATGGTATATTACAAAAAAGTAATGGTTTTAATATAGATAAATTAATATTGTGTATTGGTAATGATGTAATGCACATTGATACACCAAGTGGTGGTAAAACTACAAAAGGAACTGTTCAAGATGTTGATGGTATGTTTTTCGAGCATTTCCATATTGCTAAAAGATTATATATTAGTATTATTGAAACATTAGTTAGTTTCTATCCTGATTTACACGTTGTGTATAATAGTAGTAACCACGATTATTTAACTGGTTTTTGTTTGGCAGATACAATTGCAACTTATTTTAGAAATAGCAAGAACATTACTTTTGATATTAGTTTACAGCATCGTAAATATTACACCTACTTTAACTCGTTAATCGGCAGCACTCACGGAGATGGTGCTAAATGGGATTTATTACCTTTATTAATGGCTGATGAGTGTAAAGAATGGAGTGAAACAAAGTATAGATATATGTTTGCTCATCACGTACATCACAAAGTAAGTAAAGATTTAATTGGTTGTAGTTTAGAAAGTTTACGTAGTCCATCACCAGCAGATAGTTGGCATCATAAAATGGGTTATACTTCTTCTAACAACCAAGCAATTGAAGGTTTTATCTTCTCTAAATACAATGGTCAAGTAGCCAGAATAACACATTTATTTTAAGAAGTAGAATAATTTTTTTAGAAAAAAGTTCTAAAATGTTTTTTATTTATAATATATTATAATATATTTGTTCTAACAAACTTAAAAATTAATATTATGATAATCACACTAACAGAAACACAATTTATAAATCGCTTTTTAGAAATAAGACCAAACAACTTTTCAGTTGAAGGGTTAAGAGCTTTATACGAATACTTTGAAGAAGTTGATGAGGGGATGGAATTTGACCCAATAGCTATATGCACAGAATACACAGAGTACTCAAGCCTTAGAGAGTTATTAGATAATTACGGTGGAGATTTTAGTTACATAAAAGATATACACGATTTATCTGACTACACATCTGTAATTCACATTGACGATTTTTCATTTATAATAGCAGACTTTTAATTATGAAAAAATTTATATACGAAGGAACTATGTTTGCCGCGATGATTTACATAGCATATAAGTTAACAACATTTATTTTATTAAATTTATCATTATGGAAAAAAATAATAACATTTTAAAAGAAAAGGTTATTAAGTTACAAAATGAACTTAAAGAACTTTTAGGAAATAATAAACATATTTATGTACACGAAACAAATACATTTTGGGAAGATAGCGGCGAATTACATATAGAATGTGACCAAGGAACAATCGTTTGGAACTTAGAAACATTATATAATGATTTACCGCATATGTTATCTTATTGTATTGAAGAACATAAAAAAAAAGAACAAAGAATAAAAAAAGAAATGACACAATTAATAAAAAATAAATTATGAGTTATACAAATAAAACTTTTTATGTGCCAGCTGAAGAAGTAGATGAGCTACATAAATTTCAAGAAAAATGCAAAGAGGAAGGGTGGAAATCTTATTCTCAAGTACTAATGTTCCTTATAAAAGAATATAACCGAAAATGATACCTTATCCACATCCGCATAATGAACACCACCATAACGAGCAAATCAAAGAATGGTGGGCATACGAAACAACAAGCTATTTAGAAGATAGGTTGATTAATCTTATAACAAGAGTGAAGTGGAATAGAAGGGTAGTTAAACAAATGATTAAGGAAAATAAATTTAACTCAAACGATAGGGAGATACATAAAAACAGAATGGACAGCTTTATAAATGAGTTAAATCAAATTGAAAAACAATTACGCACTATTGGAATGCGATACAATCCCAAACGACTATTAATAATAAAACAATCAATAAAACAAATACAACAATTATGAATATAAAACAATTAGCAGAAAAATATAATTTATCCAAAGATGACTTTTGGGAATTAAAAAGAGGCACGCGTTCAATGTGGATTATTACCCACGATGCTTGCGAAAAGATAGCAGCAAAAGAAAACATACAATTTGGCGCACCTACAATATACAGGGATAGCAATAAAGATGTTGCTATAGTAGGAGATGCAAAACGTGGTAATAAAATCATCTGGTCAACTGGTGAAGCATCACCAAACAATTGTAAAGCACCTTATCCTTTTGCAATGGCTGAGAAACGTTTAAAAGACAGGTTAGTATTAAAATTAATCAACGCTTACGAATATGGTATTTATTCAGATTCAGAAGCTGATAGCTTTAAGAAATAATGATTGACTTTAAGATAAGATGTTCATCTATTAATAGCATTATTACTAAACCTAAAAAAGACAGGTTGGTTTCTGCTGGAGCTGAAACATACTGCAAAAAGTGGTACACCGAACAAATATATGGTCGTAAAGAAGAAGTTTCAAGTAAGTATATGTTTAAAGGTAATAGCGTAGAAGATGAATCAATTGAATTTATAGGAAAACAATTAGAATATAAAAAACTTAGAAAAAACTATAAATCTTTTGAAAATGATTTTATGACTGGCACTCCTGATGTTATAACTAAAGATGAAATATTAGAAGTTAAAAACAGTTGGAATTGCTTTACTTTTCCTTTATTAGAAACAGAGATACCAACTAAAGGTTATTTTTATCAGGCTCAAGGTTATATGCATTTAACTGGAATAAAAAAAGCTAAATTAATATATACGTTAATGGATACGCCAGAAGATTTAATTGAAAAAGAATATCATAAATTAAATTATGACCCTGATACTTTTTGTCTTGATGGTAGTTCTGATTGGGATGTGTTTAAAGAAAAATATATCTTTAGTAATCTTGAAGATAAATACAGAATAAAAATATTTGAAATAAGCTATGATGAAGAAGTAATAGAAAATATTATTGATAGAGTTAAGGCTTGTAGAGAATATATAGAAACAATTAAAATATGAAAAAACTTGCAATAATAGGAGGTTTAAGTTTAATGACTGCTGGAACTACTCATATGATATGGCACAAACAAAAGCTAACTTTTAATCCTAATACATTAGCAATAGCTACTGGAAGTTTTTTTGTAGCTGTAGGAATAACTTATAAATTTTAATGATAAAAAAAGAATGGCATTGGATGTCAGATTATAAACAACAAAAACAAATAACAATGGAAAAACAAAAAACAATATATTGTGGAGGCGGTAAAAAAATGGGTGCTGACTGGTTAAAAGTAACAGTTCATTTAGATAAAGCCAAAGAACACTTTTTTGAATACAAAGGAAAAACTTACTTAAAGTTAAATATTAACATTAAAGACCAGCCTGACCAATACGACAAGGATGTTTCTTTAAGTGTTGATACTTACCAACCAGAAGAAAAAAAGGAAGTAACTCAAGAACCAGTTAAATCTGATTTACCTTTCTAATGAAAATGAAAAAAGATAAAAGTGATTATATATTTAATTATCATTTAGGGGATGAGGATAGAAAACTTATCCCCTATCTTTTAAGTAAAAGCATAAAAGGTGTTAATAGAATTAGAACACTTGATAGAGTTTGTGAAAGATTTGGACTTAGTAAAGCGTATATAAAAAATAAATATTGTTATATACTTGATGGTTATAAAACAAATTTAGGTTCAAAAGTTGTTCCATACTATAAAGATGAAATGTTATATGGAGAAAACACACAACACTACACATATACAGAATTATCTAAAAGCGAAAAAGAATTATATAATGACTGAGCAAGAAAAAACTATACACACAATAGATTGGTTAAATAAAAAATTTAATTTATTAATAAAAAAAACGACTGGTCAATTTGATTTATGGGATGCTCAAGATGATAAAAGGATTATTGAATTTAAATTTAGAAATAAATATTATGAAGAAAAATACATACAAGTAGATAAATTTTATTGTTTATTAATGGCTGCTGAATATTATAATAAACACGCATACTACATAGTGATAGATAATGAGGTTAGGATATTTAATTTAACTGAATTAAAAAATGAATTAATTAATAGTAAAGTGGTAATAAAACAAGCTCCATATCAAACTGAATTTAAAAACAATCAAAAAATTAATAAATATTTTTATAAATTAAAACAATCAAATCAAACTAATGAATTATGAAACTAACAAAAAGAAAAGGATTTAATTTTTTTAGAAGTTATTTTGATGTCTATAATGAACTTGAAAATGACACAGATAAAGTACAATTTATTGATGCTTTATTAAATAGACAGTTTTTAGGCATTAAACCAACTAATTTAAAAGGAATGGCAAAGTTTGCTTATATCAGTCAAACAAACAGTATTGACGGTCAAGTTAGCGGTTATGAAACCAAGACTGGAAACAAACTATCAAACACCCCTACGGAAGGGGCTAAGCAAGGGGTTGACACACCCCCTGACCTACAAGGTAAAGGGAAAGGTAAAGGGAAAGGTAAAGTAAAAGAGAAAGGTAAAGGGTATAATAAATATCAAGATGACAATGTTTTAAAATTACAACCTGAAGTCTTAGAAGTTTTAAAAAATGCTAAGTAATAATCAAGATTCATTAAAGTATTTATTTGACTACAGGGATGGTAAAATAAAGAAAGGATTAGGTATTGGTTGTTTATTAGATGACTATTACGTTTACAAACAAGGAGAGTTTAATATGTTCTTAGGGTTGGACAACGTTGGTAAAACTAACTGGTTGTTGTGGTATTTAACTGCTCTTACTAAAAAGTATAAAAAGAAATGGTGCATTTGGTCTGGTGAAAATAAAGTTGGACAATTAAAAAGAGATATTATACAATTTTGGGTTGGTGAAAACATTAAAGAACTTAAAAGAAGTGAAATTGAAAATTATCATAATATTATAAATAAATACTTTTATTTTATAGATAATAGAAAATTATACGACCACAAACAACTACTTAAAATATTTGAAGAAACAGATTGTGATGGTGGTTTTATAGACCCTTTTACTGGCTTAAACCATAATAGAAGAGTCGGTCAGTTTGATAGGAATTATCAAATATGTAATGATGTTAGAGAGTTTTGTAATAGAACTAAAAAAACAATCTATATTTCTATACACCCACAAACAGAAGCGGCAAGAAGAGTTTACCCACCTGACCACCCATTAAACGGGCATATACAAGCACCACGTAAAGCTGATTGTGAAGGTGGGCAAGTGTTTCCAAATAGAGTAGACAACTTCCTTTGTTTACATAGGTTAGTAGCTCATAAAGATTTATGGATGCAAACAGAAGTATACGTTTATAAAATAAAAGACAAAGAAACTGGAGGTAAACCTACCAACCTCGCAGAGCCACTTAGATTTGATTACAATAGTGGTTTAGGATTTACAATTGGTGGTAATAATGTTTTAAAATAAAGTTATGCTAAAAAAAATCAAACAATATAAAAAAATCAAAAACACAATTAAAGAATTAAAAGAAGATATAGATTATTATGAGAAACTATTACTTGTTGATGATTGCTTTAAATATTATATATATATTAATAATAGGCGTATGTATGAAGAAGCTATTGAATATCAAAACCAAAATAGAATACGTTTAAAAGATAATGGAAAATACATAAGTCCATTTGAAAGAAGATGGAAAAATCAAGACAATGAAAAAGAAGGAAGATTAATTAATAATAATGGAAAAATAATATTTAAATAAAAATTATGAATTACAAATACAAAGACATAGAAAAGTTTACACAGTTTACAAGCTGGACAGATAAACAAAAAATAGATGAATTATTAAGAATAGATTGTTCATTATACGCACACTTAGGAACTGATTCAACAAAAATAGAAAAAGAAGAAGTTAAAAAGAAAAGTATAAACATTTATAGAACTATTAAAACAATAGATAGTAAGTTAGGGGATGAGTTGCTTTACACAATGGATTTAAAAAGATGAATGACATAGATTTAATACACGCTAAAAATAAATTAGAAATATTAATTCTAAAGATAGAAAATAAGTATAGTGATGGAAATATACCAGCCGAAGCTGAAAGTTCCTTAAAATCGCTATATTTAGCCTTAAACGTTATGTTAAGACAAGAAAATTACATTGAAGTTTTGAAAAGTGAAATTATTTCTATAAAATTGCAAAGCATAGAAACTTATAAAGAAACTGCAAGGTTAAAAAAAGAAGTTAAAAAAATACTATGAAAACTATATTATTAATGTTAATACTATCACACATAACCAGCTTTATCTCTGGTTCTTTAATTGTTGTAATTATAAAAAAATATCTTGAAAAGTAAAAAGAGAACATTAAATGAATACAGACAAACTAAGGACTCTCACTACCGTAGTGATGATTCTCCTCTTGAGTACAACATTGCTTTGTTGTGTAGAATATATACTAATGATACAGAGCTTGGAGCAATAATAAGAAAACATTTTCAAAAGATATGAGTTTAAACGCAAATCAAAAAGGTAAAAGGTTCGAGTTAAAAATTGCTAAAGATTTAGCTAAAAAGTTCGATACCAATATAAGAAGGACACCAAACAGCGGTGGATTAAGTATTAAAGGTGATATTTTAACGACAAGTGGAATACTATCTGAATATAGCTGGGAGTGTAAAAACCAAGAGAAACTTAATATCTGGAAAGCATTAGAACAAAGTGAAGGTGATGCACGAGGCACACTAAAAACTCCTGTAGTTGTATTTACTAAGAACTTTGAAAACGATTATATTGCTTTAAAATACGATGATTTTGTAAATATACTTCTTGAATTAAATGAGTACAGAAGTAAATAATATATTACACATCTTAGTTAGAGATGAAGATACTTGGCTATCTATGGCTGAGGAAATAACCAGCAACAGTAAAATACCAGCAAAAGATTTATTACACGACTTTTATATTGCTTTACATAGTAAAATTGATAGTAAAAAAGTAAAAATTAACGATATTCTATATAACGATTCTTTAAATAAAGCGTTTATATATAAGATGATGCATAATATATTCATTGACACTATAAGAGTTGACAAAGATTTACTAATAGATAAAGACCTAAAAAACATTATAGAAGCAGACAACACAAAGTATGTAGATATAGAAAAAGTTGTTGATGATATAGTAAATGAATTTTACTGGTTTGATAGAAAGCTATTTAATTTATATAGAAAGAAATTTCACAGCATTAGAAAACTATCTGCAGCTACTAATATTTCTCACGTAGTTGTATGGAGAACAATAAACAATTGTATAAAAGAAATTAAAAAAAAAATTAGTGATGAGTAAAGGTTTAGGCGACACAGTAGAAAAGATAACAAAAGCTACAGGCATAAAACAAGCAACTGATTGGATATTTGATAAACTTGGTAAAGATTGTGGATGTGATGCAAGAAAAGAAAAGCTGAATAAATTATTTCCTTATAAAAATATAGAATGTTTAAATGAAGATGAATATATGTACTTAAAAGGTTTCTTTGCTTTAAATAAAAACGTAGTAAACACCAGCGAACAAAAAGCATTATTAAACATACACAATAGAGTATTTAATACTAATAAAGAACAATCAAGTTGTGGCAGTTGCGTTAAAGGTTTAGTAGACACCATAAAGAGATTATACAACGAATATGAATATGAACGAGAAAATAAAAGCAATTGAAAGAAAACTATTAAAATTTTTTAAAGATGAAAACACAGAAAGTAAAGATATCGCAAGTAAAAAGAAACCCAGAGAACCCAAGATTAATAAAGGATAATAAATTTCATAAGTTAGTAAAGTCAATAAAAGAGTTTCCTGAGATGTTGGAAATAAGACCAATTGTTGTTAATGATGATATGGTTGTTCTTGGTGGTAATATGCGTTTAAAAGCGTGCCAAGAAGCTGGTTTAAAAGAAGTGCATATTATTAAGGCAGATAAATTAACAGTGAAGAAACAGAGAGAATTTATTGTGAAAGACAATGTTGGCTTTGGTGAGTGGGATTGGGATATGTTGGCTAATGAATGGGATAATGCTCAACTGAATGAATGGGGGTTAGATGTTTGGCAACCTGAGAAAGAAGTTGATTACAGTATTTTAAATGATGTTGATTTAGATGAGGAGGTTGAGAATATGTATCAACAAACAAAGAAGTCTATTATACTTGAATATCCATCAGAAGGTTTTGAACCAATTAAAAAACTATATGACAAATTAAAAGCTGAAGGAGTTGACTTGCAAGGCTTGTTTTATGAAGCTATGAAAAAAATCAGTTAATGAAAACAATACTTTTAATTGGACCTTGTGGTTCTGGTAAAACTTGGGTTTTTAAAAAAATAATTAAAGAATTTAATTTAAATATAAACGCTAAAATAAAAAGTATATATTTTAAAACTAATAAAAAACTATCCGTGATGGGTAAATATCAAGGACATATTTATGATGGTTCAGATAGGTTAAGTATGTCAATTATGAAAGATATAGGTTATTTAAAATCTATACAAGAAAGTAATAATATGTTTATTCTTGCTGAGGGTGATAGGTTTATGAATAAAACATTTATAAATAAATTTAATCCTTATATAATTAAAATTTTAGATGATGGTTCTGTAGGTAGGGAAAAAAGAAATAGTAAACAAACAGATAGACAAATAAAAACTATACAAACAAGAGTATCAAATATAAAAGAAAATAAAACAGTTAAAAACAGTTTGGAAGCATTGAACACAATTAAAACGCTAATAAATGAAAACTCTTAAATTAATTAAAAAAGAACATAATATTAAGATAGGTCAAAGGTGTGATTATATGCCCTCAACTGTTGATGAGAGTTGCTTGTTAGAATATGATGGGAAAGTAATAGGTTTTTATTTAACTAAATTACCAGACAGATTACAACAGTTTTTAGACATAGCAAACAATGAATTTATTGGAAAAAACGTTCCTAAAAGTTTACTTGAACGTAGTGATATATATGAGATACAACGTAAACACGGAATAACAAGAAGCCAAGCAAAAGCATTAGGAACTCCACAAATGTCCACAATACTTGGAAGCGTATTAGCTAAACCGCATTTAAGGAGACCATACAACTCAATATCACAAGTTCACACACATAAAAAAGCAAACACATTTATAAAAGCAATGTTAATGTGTTGTTTAGAAAGTGAGAAACTAATTAAACAATATATGCCTGAACAATATGAATCACAAAAAAAACTAATAGCAGAAACTACATTACCTAAATATAGGTTCGGTAATTTATTTACAAGCAGTATATCTAATTACAATATAGCAGCACCATACCACCAAGATAGAGGTAATTTAAAAGAAACTGTAAATGTTATATTAACTAAAAGAAAACAATCAAAGGGCGGTAGTTTACACGTGCCTGACTTTGGACACGTTTTTAAACAAGATAACAACAGCATACTTGTATATCCGGCGTGGTATAATATTCACGGAGTTACAAAAATAGTTAGGGAGAATGAACAATCATACAGAAATAGTTTAATATTCTACCCCTTACAAGGATTTGATAAATAAAAAACAATGGCAAACGAAGAAAATTTAAAACCTTTTAAAAAAGGAAAATCAGGAAACCCAGCTGGGAGACCTAAGGGAAGTTTAAGCAGAAGCACAATTGCTCGTAGGTGGTTAGAAGCCACAAGAAAAGGTAAGAACCCTATTACTGGAGAAGATGAGGTTTTAACACAAGAAGATGTTATTACTTTGGCTTTAATACGTAAAGCTATGGATGGAGATGTTGCGGCATACAAAGCATTAATGGATTCAGGGTACGGAACAGCAAAAGACACTATTGATTTAAGAACTGAGAATGTAGGTTTTGACTTTGACGAAATGATGAGGAAACTAAGCAATAATGCTAAACCCTAAATTTAATATATTTCCTAACGACACAAGGTATTATTTATTAACTGGCGGTAGAGGTTCAGGCAAATCATTTGCAGTTGCTTTAAACACTTTAATTTTATCATTAGATAATAAATGCCAACATAAGATATTATTTACAAGGTACACTCTTAAATCAGCTTCTATTTCAATTATACCAGAATTTAAAGAAAAGATTGAGTTAATGGGTTGGGAAAGTTTTTTCCATATCACCAGCAACGAAATTACTAATCTATTAACTGGAAGTAAGATTTTATTTAGGGGTATAAGAACAAGCTCAGGAGACCAAACAGCAAACCTTAAATCATTACAAGGAATAACAACTTGGATAATAGATGAAGCCGAAGAAATGGTTGATGAGGATATATTTGACAAGATAGATTTTTCAGTTAGACAAAAGGGAGCAAAGAACAGGGTTGTAATGGTTATGAACCCCTCAACAAAAGAGCATTGGATTTACCAAAGGTTTTATGAGAACGCTGGAGTGCAAGCTGGTTACTCTGGAATAAAAGGAGAAACAACTTATTGTCATTCTACATACTTAGATAATATAGAACATCTTTCACAAAGTTATTTAAATAGAATTAAAGAAATGAAAGAACGCAGACCCCAAAGATATAAACACACTATTGAGGGGGCTTGGTTAGAAAAAGCTGAGGGAGTTATATTTAGTAACTGGAATTTAGGCGAATTTAAAGAAGTGGGTAAAGTTGTATTTGGGCAAGATTATGGATTTAACGACCCTACAACATTAGTTAAAACAAGCATAGATAAAGAAAATAAAATAATATATGTTCAGTTATGTTATTATCAAAACAAACTTACAAAAAGTGAAATAGCAGTATTAAATAAAAAGTTTGCAGCAGATAATTTAATAGTAGGTGATTCAGCAGAACCAAGATTAATAACAGAACTTAGTAGAGATTGTAATGTTGTGCCAGCAATTAAAGGACAAGGTTCAATAACATTTGGTATTAGTTTACTACAAGATTATGATTTAGTAATTACTGAAGATAGTACAGAATTAATTAAAGAGTTAAATAACTATTGTTGGTTAGAAAAGAAAAGCCAAACACCTTGCGATAAATGGAATCACGCAATAGATGCTTTAAGGTATGCAGTAAGTTATCAATTACAAAACCCTAATCAGGGTGAATACTATTTATATTAAATAAAATACACACCACTACACAATTAAAAAAAATTAGTTTTTAAAATTTTACTACATTCGTGTATAACGATTCAACAATTTAAACGTTTGTATATAAATGAAGTTAACTATTAACATACCAGAAACACTTAATGAAGTTACTTTAAAGCAATACCAAAAGTGGTTAAAGATTGCTGATGGTAAAGAACTGGATTCATTTCTACAGCAGAAGATGGTA